TTCTGTCGTGGCTTGCTTGTCTGTAACCGTATTCGCTTCGAGGCCTCCACGCCTGGAACGTGGCAGCGGGCAATGGGGTGTCTCTCAAAGGGGGACAAGAACGTGACCAAGGCCGCCGCACAGCGGCTATTTCCCGGCGAAAGCGTGGTTCACGCGACCGCTGATGCTATGCTGCTCGCAGAATACGCGAGAAGGCTGGCAAAGCAGAGGTGAGCCATGATAGGAGACGCGGGCTGGGAGACGATGGCAATGGTGATCACCATTGCTGCGCTCGCTGCTGGCTCGATCACAGAGATAGCCAAAAAGGCCATTCAGCAAGGCGTCATAGAGCGCACAGGAGCAAAACCATGGTGGCGTGGGACCATCTTACGGATCTCATCTGTCGCATCAGGAGCACTATTCGGGTGGCTTATGATGCCTGGAGAGGGAATGCTCGGCCTGATCCTAGGGATTGGTAGCGGCTCAGTCACCTCCGAGGCTATCGGCTTCGTCAAACGGATGCTCCGTAAGCGCAACGGGCACAAGCCCAAGGACAGGTCAGGCAATCGCCTGAACAAGAAGACTGACTTCGCAACCACCGACGCCACCGAGTTCGAGAGACCGGCGATCACAGAGGAGGACCTCAAGAGATGAGCTACTACTCCGTCTTCCTGATGTGCTCTGTCGCCATGAGCTGGCTCCCGGACTACAAGCAGACAGACGAAAAGATGGACACCTGCATGGCACTAGGCACGCAGGCAGTCATCGAAGATGTCCCACTAGACCTGGCGATTGCGCTGGCGTTCACTGAGTCAAGGTTCTCCAGAACTGCCCGGTCATCTGTGGGCGCGTCTGGTCCGTTTCAGGTGGTGCCGCGCTACCATTGCCCCAACAAGAGGCTTGAGGGATGTGACCTTATTACCGCAGGGTTGCGCGCGATCAAGCGATACCGTAAAAGGTATAAGAGGTGGAGGGACGCCCTCTGCCATTGGAATAGCGGAAACCGTTGTTATCGTAAGAGCAGGTTGTTTGCGCGCATCGTGCTGCGGAGGAAGCGGCTACTTAATCGATCACTGGGAGATCACCATGCCCACGAAGAAGGCTACTGCCAAGAAGGCTCCAGCGAAGAAGGCTCCAGAGGCGAAGGCCCCGGCACCGGAGAAGAAGGGAACCGGACGTCCGCCCAAGCTCGGTGAGGTCACCGAGATGGATCTGGGAGCCCCCCTCTCTGCGTCTGTCCGCAAGGCTGCCGCTGCCTACAACGTGGACACCGGGGTCATCATCCGTGCCATGGTCAAGAAGTCCGCGAGCGAACTGGCGCGACTCGGCCCCATTGGCACCCGCATGGCTCTCAGGAAGTTCATGTAATGCCCAAGATCGTATGGGAAGAAGTAGATCTTGAGGATGGCGAGAAGGGCCTCATCGTCACCGATGACGCCAACGCCGGCCACACCGTGGCTGAAGGATGCATCGGTGAGATCATCAACGAAGCCTTTGGGGCCATTGAGGTTCTTGTTGAGGCTGTCCAGGCAAAAAAGCCCGAGCCCGAGCTCAAAGAACTCGCAGAGGCCTCCTATCACCTCTTGCGCAGTGAGCTTGAGACACGGCTTGACATCCTCGACGGATTCCCCAGGAGCGATCTACGCCCCAAACACCGCGACTGCAGGGTCATCCTGACGCGCGCCTCCAAGGTCTTCGCCAGAAACAGCCCACTGCTAGAAGACCGGGAGTTCGACGTCAACCAGTACGCTAATGACGCGGTGAACTTCATCAAAGCGCTGCACCTGTGCCTCAAGGAAGACAGCACGAAGGCATTCCGCGAGTCGGTGCGCAGGGGGTATCTCAATGTCGCGACTCACCTATAGCGACAAGCTAGCCGACAAGATCGTCGAGGCCTTGAAGAAAGGCCACACCAAGACCAACATCGCGAAGATGCTTGGGCTTCATGGTGACACGATCCGCAAGTGGCAGTCGAAAGATCGCTCTGGCGACGAGCGCTACAATGGGTTCGACCTGAGGGTGAAGGCGGCAGAGGAGGCTGCCCAGGGGCACCTGATCGACTGCATCACGGCTCACGGCGAGGACGACTGGCGAGCTGCTGCTTGGATCTTGGAGCGCAGGTGGGATGACTTCAAGCTTCGCGCCAAGACCTCGAAGGAAGCCCAGAAAGAACTGGACGACCTGGCGATTGTGAAGGCCAAGGCAGAGGTGGTGTACACCGAGGCCAAGACCAAGGCTCTCAACCGGGGCTCTCTCAGCCCGGAGCAGATTCTGGAGCTTCTCAACCGCGCCCGTGAGCAGGGTCAGAAAGAGGGCGCTGAAGACGCGGTCCACTGATGGCAAACGCCACAGACCACAACAAGGTCAACGAGGAACTGTCAGCGGAGGTGGCGCGGTGTGCGCGTGACTTCCACTACTTCTGCAAGACCTATCTGCGGATCGTGGACAAGAAAGGGCGACTGGTTCCGTTGGAGCTCAACACGGCGCAGGTGCGCTTCCTTGAGGAGTTGGAGCGCAATCCCTGGATCTACGTCCTCAAAGCGCGACAGCTCGGAATAACGACGGGCCTCGCTGCTTACAACTTCTGGAAAGCGCACTCGACGCCCAACCATCGCGTGGCTGTCCTGGCGCACCGCACCGAGTCAGCGGAGGAGATCTTCGAGATCTACTCCCGCTTCTACAAGAACCTCCCAGACTTCCTGACATGGCCCACTGACAGGGCCAATGTCAGGGAGTTGAAGTTCTTTCATGGCGGCATGGTTAAGGTGGCGACAGCCAACTCGGAGATCCGAGGAACCACCTACCACACCATTCACTGCTCAGAGTTCGCCTTCTGGGCCGACATCGAGAAGACAGTCAAAGGCGCGTTCCAGACAGCAGGCCCCAACGCAGACATCGTGCTGGAGACCACAGCCAACGGACTGAACCAGGCGCACGCCCTCTGGCACGGAGACGAGCACGGATTCCACAAGGTGTTCTTCCCGTGGACCGAGGACGAGAAGTACAGATCGAAAGAGAAGCCCGCCAAGGTCTACCCAAAGCTCAGAGAGCTCGCCAAAGAGCACGAGCTGGATAAGCAGCAGATCAACTGGGCGCAGAGCACCTTTGCCAGGAAGTGCCTGGGGAACTGGCACACGTTCCTTCAAGAGTACCCCCTCACCGCAGAGCAGGCTTTCATCACGTCTGGTGAGCGCTTCTTTGACTGCGTGTTCCCTCACGCCCAGGGAGGAGAAGGCCACAGGCTCTACCGAGATCACGAGAAGTACAGGGTCTATTCGCTAGGAGTAGACGTGTCCTCAGGCACTCCATCCGGCGACTACTCAGCGTTCTGCGTGCTCGACGTGACCGATAAGCAGAACCCAATGACGGTGAGCACCTACTACGGGAGGCTTCCCCCTCACGCATTCAGCGAGCTCGTGTTACAAGAAGCCAAGAAGTACAACGCCATGGTGGTTGTGGAGTCGAACTCCTACGGGCTCGCGGTCCTTGAGTACCTCGTGGGCAAGGAGTACGGGTTCATCTTCAGGCGCAACGTGTACGACAAGATTGGATCTCGCTGGGTTGAGAAGATGGGGTTCCACACAACCACATCTACTCGGCCCGTGATGCTGTCCAGACTGCTTGAGTACGTGACGAAGAAGTGGCTTGTGCTTGAGGACGAGCGGATGAAGACCGAGGTCAATAGCTTCGTCTATGATGACAAGGGCAAGCCCGTTGCTGCCAACGGAAAGCACGACGACATGATCTTCGCCCATGGCCTGGCGTTGATGGGGCTCGATCAGATCGAATACGTCAAAGAGGAGGTCCAGGGGGAGCGCCCCAGCAACCTCCGAGACATGATCAGGTGGGAGCATGCCACAGGAAAGGTGTGGAAAAATGAGACCGGAGATTCTCATTTTGAGATGTATGGTGTAGCTTCTTCACAATCCTCGCCGCTTGACTCGGCGTTGAACAACTCGCCCAAGCGGCGTTAAACGGAGTGTAATCATGGGTTTGCTTGACGCTGATGCGATAGAGAGAATGGGTCCTGCGCTTGATCAGGCACTCGGTGGAGCACCACCGGAGCCTCCCGCGCCTCCCACTCCTGCGCCTCAGATTGAGACAGCCCCTGAGCCTTCGTCCCCTGCGCAGGACGTTAATCTGAGCGCGAATGAGGAGCCTCCCGCCACAGTTCCAGAGCCTTCCGTCGAGGTTCCGAGCGGTGACGAGAGTGGACACAACGTGCCCTACGGCAGGTTCAAGCAAGTCTTGGAAGCTCGTAATAGCCACCGTGACGAGGTGGCTGCCTTGCGTTCCCAGCTTAAGGACCTCGAAGCCCAACAGGCATCGTATCTGCAGCAGCAGATCGTTCAGTCCAAGCAACAAGCTCCAGTGCAGAGCCAAGATGAGTATGGTTGGCTTGATGAGCTCGCTGGTGAGACTGCTGACGCTGTTGCGCCTCAGCCAGACCCACGAGTCCACACGCTTGCCCAGCAAGTCGAGGCACAGGGCGTTGCGCTGCATAAGATGCAGTTGGAACGCGAGATGGGCGCTGCCCTTGAGAAGTTCCCTGGCGTTGATCGCCGGCAGGTTCTCCAGGGTGTCGTCCAGAATCCGCAGGCTTCAGTCATGGAGATCGCGGAGCAGGTGTCTACCTACGTTGCGTCTGTCGAGGAGCGCGCCATTGCGCGGTATCTCAAGGACAACCCACAACTCGCTGACGCCCTGAAGGCCGAGGCGACCGCTGCGCAGGATGCGTCTACTCCAAGTGCTCCACCTCGTCCGCTCAAGGGGTCTGGCAAGGTGCCGTCCATCTGGGCCAACGACGAGCGACCCCAGTCTGTGGAAGAGGGCTCCGCACTTCTGCGTGAGTTCCTCACCAAGCACAATCCATTCGCATAAGGGAGAAACGTCATGGGAGCCGAACTCGGTACTTATACCGACTGGTCCAACGTGCCAGCGCAAGGGCTGGCACACATTTTGAAGGAATTTTATCTGGGACCCGTCCGCGAGCAGCTCAACCAGGAAGTGATGGCGCTGCAGTTGTTCCAGAAGGCAACGATCGACTGGAACGGTCGTCTCGCCTACATCCCGATCCACGTCGGTCGGAACACCTCCACCCAGTTCGTGGGCGAGGGGCAGCCGTTCAACATCGCCGATGGCTCTGTGGGCAGTCAGGCCTACAGTCACCTCGTGGTGCGCGCGCACTTCCTCTACGGTCACTTCGAGATCACGGGTCCCGCTGTGGCCTCCGCGAAGTCGGGCGGCAAGGGTGCGTTCATCAGTTGGATGGAGTCCGAGATGAACCGTCTCGTGGACGACGTCAAGAACACCGCTGATCAGAACCTGATCTCCGGTGGCTCCTGCGTCGGCTACCTCTCCACCCAGCAGAACGGTGGCGCAGGCACGAACTGGACGTTCGACGGGGACTACGGGAAGCTCAGTGAGGCCATGACCGCTGGTATGACCATCATCCAGGTTCGTCGCCAGGATGGGCCTGGGTTCCAGTCTGATGGCACGACTGCGCAGAACACCCGCTACCTTGCGGTCTGCGACACGACGACCATCAACTCGGTCAACGAGACGGCTGGCACCATCAACCTCCAGGCTCTGCGTACCGATCAGGACAACGGCGGCGCTCCGGGCAGCGCGACTACCGCTGGCTTCGCGTACCCGGTGTACCTCACCGATGTGGGATTTGGGGCACTCACGGCTTCCAACGACCAGCCGAGGGGCGTCTTCGCCAACCTTAGCGAGACCGACGTGTTCGGTGTCTCCAAGGAGGGCACGGACATCGATGCTGCTGGTCTCCCCGTGATGCAGCCTCTGATCCTGACGTGTGATGCCGCCTCAGGTGCCCTGCGTGCGGATCTGACCGCAGAGCGGATGCAGCAGGTGATTGACGAGGTCTCTGTCCTTTCGGGCAAGGAGCCGGATGTCATCCTGTGCCATCCCACTGTGCGCGCTCAGTACGTCGCCATGATGACCGGCACTGCGTCTCTCAACACCACGACTCGTGGTGCGGCGACGAAGGGCGATGTCGGCTTCCTCGATCTGAGCTACCAGAACATCCCCCTCAAGTACGCGCGGCATGCGCCGCGTGGGGCGATGCTGTTCCTCCACACCAAGTCGTGGAAGATCGCCGAGCTCAAGGCGGGAGGTTTCGCGGATCTGGATGGAACCACCATCCTCCGCGAGTCTGGTGTTGACCGTTGGCGTGGCTTCTGGTGCTGGTACTACAACCTCGTTTGTACCCAGCCCAACGCCAACGCCATCCTTACGGGCATCGCGATCTCGTAGGAGACTGGCATGACAGACGCTCTCATCGCTATCAACCTAGTGTTGGGAGCGTCTGTCCTTGTCTTGCTCAACGGGCTCTTGCTGGTTCGTATCCGGCGAGAGCGCGTTGAGCTTGCTCAGTTTGAGGACATCCCTCACACTGATGCGCAACCGCTTGAGGAGCTTCTTTACGGCAGAGGGGAGTGAGCATGGTCACGCAGATGCCGCCCATGTATGGACAGCAGTCCATGGCCAACAGGTATGCGCCCGCAATGCCCTGGAACTACGGGTACGGGTTTGGCGGCGGAATGCCCATGCAACAGCCGTCTGACAGGTTGGCAGTCCTTCCGCCTGGCCCCCCTCCTGGCGGGGGAAGGTTTCAGCTTTCACAGGGTGCCCCCGCTGGTGATCCGACCGGCACGACTGCTGTCGTTGACCAGGGTCGAGACGCGCTTCTGGAGCGCGCTGCTCAGATCAGGCAAGACGAGCAAAACCGGAGGATTGCGAAAGAGCGGGAAAAAGCTCAGAGCATTAACGAGTGGCAGGCTGCCGGGTCCGCCATTGGAGGCCTCGCCGGCACAGCCCTGAGTTTCATCCCACCGCTCGCGCCCGCTGCTCCTGCGCTCGTTGCAGGAGGCGCAGCGCTTGGTGGTCAGATTGGCCGAGTTGGCGCGGGTGGAGATCTCGGTTTCGGGACCGTGATGCCGGCTGTGACGAGCACCGCAAGCACCCTTCCTCAAGTGAGCCGTGACTACAGGGAGCACCAGAGGAAGGCTGCGGTTGACAGGTACGTGGCGAACATGCCCCCAGAGCAATATGGGGCTTATGTCCAGATGCCCCCGACTGTTGCCGGGCAGTTCAACCAGGGTAACTTCAAGATGTTTGAAGAGGTATGGCTGCCCATGTACAACGAGTACTACCAGTCCGCACCTGGAGCTGCGACAGGTGACTTTGACACTCTCCCCCCGACGGGCAGCGTGCCGTCATGAGGGAGTTTCCCCAGAACGTCAACGGCATCCTGACTACATCTCAGGAGGACAAGAGCACTGAGGAGCGCTTGTGGGACCTGAGCCTCCTGTTCCTTGAAGGGCGACAGTGGCTCAACTTTGACGACCGGATTGGTCAGTACGCGCCTGTTGTTCCTCCCCGCAATGACGGACTGTTCCGGGTCACGGTCAACCTGTTGCTGAACACCTACCGGAACGTGTTGGCTCGTCTGGCCATGGCTTACCCATCCACGGCAGTTGTTCCCGCCTCTCCTGCTTATGACGACATCATCAAGGCTCAGACCTCTGAGATGACGCTCAAGTACTTCTGGCAGGCTGAGAAGGTGAAGGTGACGCTCACCAAGATGCTGGAGTGGATCCTCACGACAGGAACCGCTGCCCTGCACACCTACTATGACCCTGGGACCAAGACGGTGAGGCTTGAGACGTTCGGTGCCTACGACATCTTCTTTGAGGGTGGTGTGCTGGAGCCTGAGAAGTCTCAGTTCATTGCGCTGAGAAGCTTCTTCCCACGCGCCGAGCTCAAGAAGGCGTATCCTGATCACGCTGAAGAGATCGCGGTTGCGGTTGCTGCTTCGCCAGGCGACGAGGAGATTAGGCAGCCCAATGCCGCTGGCGAGTTCCCGCCTGATCGGATCGAGACGTTTGAGATCTACTGGAGAGACGGACGCCATGCCATCGTGATGGGGAACACCTACCTCTACAAAGAGATGTTCCCCGTCGGCGCGTTCCCTGTGGATATTGTCCGCTACTCTGTGATTCCCAGGCGGCTGTGGGGCTTGAGCCTGTTGGCCCCTCTGCTTGACTTGCAGACGCTGTACAACAAGGCGCGGACCCAGGTTGTCCACAACATCGAGATGATGTCCAACCCCAAGTGGGTGGTGCCCAAGACCGCTGGCATTGCGGCGAGTGCGATCACCAACAGGGTTGGGGAGAAGATCTACTACAACCCCTCGGGAGGGAAGCCTGAGCAGATCACTGGAGCTGCCATCCCCAGCCACGTCATTGACAACATCACCCGCATCCAGAGCGAGATGGGCGACGTGGCTGGCTTGCACTCTGTGACCCTTGGTAAGCGCGCAGTGGGCGTGACCTCGGGCAAGGCGATGGAGACCCTGGCCTCCTACGACACGAGCCAGTTGCAGGGCACTCAGAACGACATTGAGGCCTCCGTTGCCTCAATGGCCAAGACAGCGCTCATGCTGATGAAGCACTACTACACTGAGGAGAAGATGATCAGGATGCTCGACCACACGGGTCGAGCAGCATTCAAGATCATCCAGGGGACTGACCTCTCGGAAGACCCTGAGGTCTTCATCGAGGCCGGCTCACTGTTCCGCCACGAGGCGCAAGACCGAGACGCCAAGGTCATCGAGTTGATGCAACTCGGGCTCCTTGATCCCAAGATCGCCATGGATGAGCTCAGTTTCAGGACGGGCAACTCGTTTGTCTCCGAGAAGGTGCGCGGCATGGCGCACGCTCGTGACATCCTTGAGAGCGTCAAGCTCGGTGCAGATCCTCAGATCTACAAGTCAGACGACCTCGAAGCATTCAGGAAGGTGTTCACAGAGTTCATGCAGTCCACCGAGTTCTATGGGCTGCCAGACGATACGCAGGATCACATCTCCAAGATCCTCGTCGCGATCAACACCGCGAACATGCCTCCCGGCGCGTATGAGATGGCTGCACAAAGCCTCACTGTCTGGCCTCGCCCTGCCCCCTCTCCGCTCCAGGCGATGGGCCCACAACCCCCGCCTGGTCCTCCACAGCCATCCCCCCAGGGGGTTCAGGCAATGGCACCGAGGCAGCAAGCCCCAGGAAGCCTCGCTGGAGCGGAGAGGGCGGGCACCAACCGCAATGAAGCCTTGATGTCTGCAATGCGCGGAGGGGGTGCCCTGTGATCGTAAGCGAGATTACTAGCCTGTTTCGGCAGTACATCGACGAGCCTGACCAGACCTTCATCACAGACGCCATGGCCGCGACCATGTTGGCTCAGGCATACAGGGAGTTCCAGTGGACCGTCCTCCAGGTAGACGAAAGCATCTACACGACCAACGCAACGCTGTCCCTGGCGGGGGTAGCGAGTTACGACTTGGCGGACCCTGGCAACGCCCTGAGGGTGTTTGGAGCGGACGCGAACCTTACGCAGCCGCGCATGCTGAAGCTCGTCTCTCTCTGCACCACGAACAGCGATGGGACGACGAACACTCCGATGACGCCAGTGACGACTCGCGGGTCGTTGTTGGAGACATCGGACGCATTCTTCCTTGACAACACGTTCCTCCGGTTTGGCAACGCGATGACGGTGGACCTGCAGCTCACGTATTTCCCGGAGCCAACTGCGACGGGCGCTGTCCCTGGTCCTGGTGCTGGTTACGTTGATTGGTCAACGGGCACTTCGTTTGTGGACAACCTATCGCTGTTCCACGACGTAATCGCGCTATTGGCGGCGAAGCAGTACTTCATCCTTGATGGTGTGATCAACGAGCCCCTGCTGTTTCAGTTGCAAGAGCGGTCCTCTGCTCTGACAGAGTACCTCAACACGAGGAACTACAACGGGGCCCAGTACGTGTCTCAGGTGCGCACCTCTCATCAGTTCATGTAGGGGTGATCGATGGCAGTAGCAGGGCAAGAGGTTGAGCTTCTAGAGGGCGGCACTCATGTGGTCGAGCCGACCCGTGGCGCGTTTGCCCTCAACATGATCCACAGGCAGGGAGCGTGGCACGTTCGGAAGGGTTTCGGGCAGGTGACTCAGTTCACCACCCAGATGCCTATGAACGAGACAACCGACGTTGCGCGTAGCGCAGACCGCATCTCGCTGAAGTGGGGCTATCAGAAGCACCTCGGCTCTCGGCTGATCACAACCTCAACCGGGAACCAGCAGATCATCTCAGTGTTCTACTGCAAGAACAACACGGGCTCAGGCCCCGACAAGACCCAACTGCTGCCTCTCTATTGCGTGAACATCTATGACGCGACAACGGACACCAGATGGGAGGAGCCCATCTACGTTCACACGTCGGCGCAGCAAGTAGAGGGGCAGGTCACGAGCTCGCGAAGCCTTGGGCATGGGATGGAGGGGTGGTTCGGCCACTACGACACCAACCTTGAGGCAGACGCTCAGAAGTGGGTAGGGGCTGACAAGGACGACTACTTCTACTTCCAGGAGTACAGTTACCGTGGTGACACGGACGTTCTGTTCTTTGGGTCCAAGCGCACTGGGCTCATGTACTACGTGCCGGGGACATTCCCGCAGAAGCCCCGTTTCAGGTTCATTGACTCTGAGTACAGAAACGACTGGGCGCGTCCATATGGCGAGTCCTCCCTGGTTCAGCAGGCTACGATCAAGGTCCCGCGCACAGAGGTTGGCGAGTCAGAGGCCTTCTTCAAGCAGGACGAAGTGGGCACCCCTGACGTGGTTTGCTCCATGGGCAGTCGCCTGGTCTATGCGGTTGGGCGCACCATCTTCTTCAGCGAGTCTGGTGATCCCACCACCATTGGCACGGACAACTTCATCACGCTGCCGTCTGAAGGCGATGTGGTCGCAATGGCCGCGATCAACGGGCAGCTCGTGATGTTGACCTCTGACGAGACCTTCATCTTCCAGCCGTCTGCAGGGGCGACCGTCTCTGGCGGGCGTCTCATGGCTATCTCCGACAACGTGGGCTGCGTTGGTCCCAACGCAATCGTGCGCGTCGAAGACATGCTCTTCTTCGTGGACAAGTCTGGGGTCTACACCTACTCGGGAGATCTACAGGTCCGCCTTTCAAGCGGACATGTAGATGCGTACTTCACCGACTACGTCTCCAACCCGCTGACGTCGTTCCTGGAGGAGTCTGGGTTCACGCCTCTCGATACCCAACAGCCGCACACAGCCCTGTACTTCAAAGACCCGGGCGTCAACTGCGTGTACTCTCCCGAGCTCAGGGCGCTCCTGATCACAGTTCCTGAGCAGAACCTCACCATATGCTTGGCCAACAGCATGTGGTCCTTTTGGAGCTACACCTCCAGTGTCTATTACGCGACAGCCACTGGCGGGGGTGGCGGATCTGCGACGAACTCCTACCCAGGCATTGTCCAGAACGCCGACAACCCGGATGGGTTCGTAACGAACCCATGGCTTGTGTCTGGGCAGCGTGACCTCTTTCTGGTTGGAATGGCTGATAAGCAGAAGCTTGCAGATCAGGCCAAGTGGAAGCCAGACGCTGCCGTGGTGGACGTCGATGACGATGTGCAGTCCTTCTCTGCGTACATACTGCGCTATGGAAGGGGTGGCGGCATTGACAGGTCTATTCGCAACGAAGATGACCGCTTTATCGCCGGGAAGTACACTGTTGCCTCTGACGGGCACACCCCTTACATCAATGGGTCCACATGGTACATCGATCCGTGGATACCTGTTCCCAAGGGATACGTGTTCCCGCTGGGCTACACCGTCACCGAGAACGACAATGTCTGGCTCCTTCCGGTTTCGCTTGTGCCATCCATGCCGCTGCTAGACGCTGGGGTCACAGAGTACTACATGCAGCAGTTCAAGCTCTGGTTCAGGTTTGACCCAACCAAGTGGCAGCCCGTGGTCCAGGGAGAAGACCAGACGGCAAACACCCAGATTGACTTCCTGCTCCCTTCCGAGAGGGTGTCGAGCTGGAAGGGTTACTACACGACCATAGGGTCTCCCAACGTGATGGGAACAGACGAGCGCGTTCAGGTGGCCAACTCAGCGACAGCAGTGCCCATCTATTCTGGCGACATGGTTCGCATTGAGTGGAGGGGGGATGGCCCAGGTCATTCCGGGTCAGACTGGTATCACTACCCGTACATGAACATCGCCCCAAGGCGAAAGTCCACGATCATCTACATCCCCATGCGCGCCAATACGGGCACTTACAGCGTTAGCGGCATGGGGCTTGTCGCATCTCGCCAGGCAGTTGATGGGCAAGACTTGCCATGGATCAAGAACAACAACACGGGCTCTGGACTGACGTGGTCAACAGACGGGGGCTTCATACCCTGGGAGCAGTGGACAACTACGGACAAGCGAAAGCACGACAACGTAGCCCAGCCTGTTGACTGGGCCTACAAGTCCCAGATGGTCGGCAGTGGAGAGCAGGGCATGAAGGCGCGAGGCCTCTTCTCCCGGTTCCTGTCACGCGGGCCGGCCACTGTGGCCAACTACCTCGTGCCCAACTGGGTGTATGGCCTGTTTAACGTGTCCGTCGCCTCAGAGCAGAAAGGCTGGACCATGCAGGTGGTAGACACCACTGCGAGCTCGGCAGATAGCCCTGCGTGGGAAGAGTCCCGCTCTGAGCAGACGATCCGCACGCGAGTGAAGGACGCTGCCGCCGGCCTCATCAAGAAGACCTTTGGCACCGCTGGGATGAAGTACGGCAGCAGCGATCTCGACAACAAGACGCAGGGCACGTACCTAGTGGATGACCCCAACCCAGAGGTCATGGCGACGTCGCTATCCGTGAAGGGGCGCACGTTCACCTACATGGTCTTTGGCTTCATTCAGGAGCGCGGGCAGGGGCTTGTGTTTGAGTCTATCAAGGCTCTTGTCAGGGTTGCCGGTCTCGGTGGTCGCCGCAGAAGGGGCAGGTAATGGGGCGTGTCTTTGAGATACCCCAGCAAGAGGGGTTCACGAAGGTTGAGATGTTCAACCAGCAGGTGCGCGATGACGTAGCTAACGTCGTGGCAGCGGTGGGTATTGATGGACCAGCCCCGGCTCGAATAGAGGAGCCTGCGCCCACCAACAACGCCATAACGCTTCCTGCCGGAAGGAACTTTGGGTGCAGGATTGGAGTGGCAGACACGACCGTCAGAGCGCTGTCCGCTGGGTGCTACATGACCAGAAAGGTCATCATTGAGGCAGATGCTGTGTTTGACGGGATCCACTTCACGTCATCGACTGACAACACCGATGAACTCATTAACATCCGTGGCACGTCGGTCGCTGTCTTCAGGAACTGCACCTTTGAGAAGGATGCGTCCGACAAGACCACGTTTGTCAGCGTCGTGGCTGGGGCTAAGGCGATCTTCGTTGGCTGCGTGTTCAAAGGGGACCCGTCTGTAGCCGGAAACCTCTTTGACCACTCTGGAGCTGCGGGCAATATTCAGATCGTGGGTTGCTACAACAAGACCACCCACGCATACGGCACAGCCACCGTTACAGCGAGTATCTGATGGCACAGACCAAGCACACGCGCATCATCACTGATGAGCAGTTCTCTGAGTCCACAACGGTGGACGGCACCCGTATTGATCGAGCGCTTGAAGACACCGTCTCGTTCTTCAATTCAATGCCCCCGTCTGCCATTAAGACTCGGTTCATACCCCAGGACAGGGTGTGGGGGTGGATGCCCGAGCCCTCTTCCCACGCAGCCACGTTCGATCTGGTGATCACGAGTGGCGGGACGGGGTACACAACCGCCACAGGGGACACGCCTACCAGCGCAAGTCTCGGCGGAAGTAACATGACGGTAGACCTCGTCAGCACAGCCGGCGTTGTGACAGGCGCAACCATCAACAACCCAGGCACAGGGTACGTGCCTGGCGAAGTCATCACGCCCACAAGGTACGTGGGGGCTATTACTGCTGCCGGTGCCACTTATGTCAATGCCACCAATGTGGCGACCACCGTTGCCCCTGCTGGGGGGACCGGGCTCACCTTGGACATTACGGTTGGTGGTGGTGGTGCGATTACGGGTGTTAAGATCAGGGACTGCGGCACCGGATACACGACTGGCGATGTCTTGTCTGTTACTGGAGGGGACGGAGCGGGGCGAGTGCAGCTCACCATCAGTGCGGGCAACTGTGCCCTGACCTTGATGCCAAAGTATCGACACCATTGGCCATGGGTGGGGACTTGGAATCGAGAGGGGAAGGTGGCTACAGGGTCATCCGTCCCCTCGTCATTCCTCAACGACTTCCGCATCAAGGGCACCCTTACCTCCGGTATCATCAACCAGATGCCAGACGCGGGGACGGCTTGGCCCCTTGGCGAGCAATACGGGTGGACAACCGAGTTGTTCGTTGGGAGGCCTGCCATCTTCGACGCGCTACAGTTGATGCTTTGCCAGGACCACAGGGACTCTGTTAACAAGCCTTTTGGCGAGCATGTCGGGTTCGGCAACTTTGAGTGGACCGGAACCGATAACAACGCTGGAGCCATTGCGGGCATGCCTGCCACGGACATGCAACTGGTGGTGCAGGTTGCCGACACGTTCGACAACAGGATCAGGGCAAAGGACTCCGCTGAGATCCAGCGGCACACGTTCATGATCAAGATGGACTCCTTCTCGTGGCACAAGCAGGAGGACCTCCCGACTGATGGGCCTGGATGGGACGACATGACCCCAACCCTGTATCCTGGTGGTGCTATCAGGGGAGCGGTCATACAGTTGAACGAGCTCAATATCCCCATTCACCAGAACGCCATTCTCAGGGTCTCGATTGTGATCCCAAGATACGAGCTTGAGGCATGGCCAAGCGATGGACCGTCATGGTGGGGCAGGGAGCCCTGGGGCAACACCTACTACACCATGAGTGCGACGATGCTTGAGGAGGTTGAGTAGTGCCCAAGTTCGACCGAAAGAGGCTGTCTCGCGGAACCAAGCTTGTCCCGTCTCAGTTGACCGACCCCCTCTCAAGCGCAGCCGCCACAGGCATTGCAAAGAACATCAACACGGCAGGCCTTGACAACGACAACGTGGAGAGGAAGTGGGGCTCCTTTAGGGTCAACCTGTCCGTTCCCTACATCGAGGGTAAGTTCCAAGAGGTTGGCGACGTGTTCGCAGGCAATGGCAACGTATCAAAGCCGTTCTCCATCCCGTTCATGCTGCCACCACTACAGGACTTCTTCTTCTATGACACCTTTGATGGGCGCAAGTACCCAAACGTGAACACGAACCCTCCTCCCGCAGTGGTGCTGGACGAGGTGTCTATCTCTGTAGATCAGCGTGCAGAACCGACAGCCCTTGCCAGCCAGTTCCTTGGAGCACCCTACGGCAACAGCTCAGAGATGGGCCGGATGGACTTCACCAACTGGGACGCGATGACAATGCGCGTCTCCATCCTGTCGAAGAACATCCACTTCCTGGACATCACAACCCCGTACAACCCCAACACCATCTGGACCGTTGAGGCCGCCTACAACCAGTGGGCGGCGCAAGGCCCATTCGTCGTCAAGGACATAGCCAAAGCGGTTGACCCTTGGAAGACGCTCACTCTGGCCATTGAGTTCCCTGACCTGGCGGCAAAGGACGTTGCCGTTGCGAACATCAACGTGGACCTCAAGTTCAAGCACGAGCTTGTAGAGCGCGGGACTGCGGCTGTGGCTCCTCAGGTGCAGAACTGCCCCCCTCTTGCTGACGACAGGCAGACGCGAGAGTCCAAGGCTCAGGACGTTGTGACCGTCGTCACCCCCGCTACGGACTCGCTGATCCAGGCCAACGATGCTGTGAGCAACGACGGCATATCCGATAACCTTGGCGTGATAGACGAGGCTGTGGCGGCAAAGTTCAAGGGTGGCGTTGACAAGTACGGAGAGGTCGGTCCCGTTGAGGAGCTCAAGAACGACGCTGGCTACTTCGTCATGGCTGTCCCCCTGTTCTCCAACAGGAGAAACGGGGGGATCAGCCCATACGATGTGGAGAACGAGCCATACATCATTAAGGGGGACGGCTCGTCCGCCCTGTGGGACAGGCGCATCATTCCGATTACCTACCCCATGGAGATCCACCACGTCATCCTCGCGTACAACTGGCAGGGGTGGATTAGCTATCCGCAGCAGTGGGGAGGCGGCACCAACAACCAGCTCAAGGTGCCGCAGACCACCATGTTTGCCGTAGACGTAGGGGTTGGCATTGCTACCGGGCTCAAGGGGGACGACTTCCAGTACGAGCAGGTTGCCGACCTAAGCGTGCGCCAGCCCAATCTGATGGCTGGCACATGGGGGCTGGGGCTCATCGATGTGATCAAGACCGCAAGCTTCAGCGCATATGGCAGGTTCGGCGTCAGTTCTGGCTATGTAGGGTGGGACTGGGACCTGCTAGACGTGCCGATTGTCGGCAACCAGGGCAGGGGATTCTCCACACAAGGGGAGCCTTACTACGCTGGGAGGTCTTGGACGCCAACCGCAATCGATCAGGCTGGCACAACGGTACGCACCAACGTCCTGCAGGGAGATGCGTCCGAACGAGCCCCCCGCACCAACGGACAGGAGGAGTGGCTTGAGGTCCGCATGAGGATCTCCGACAACCTTGTTGGAGGGGCAACCTCAGTTACAGCGATCCCAACGCCAGGGTCAGGCTACTCGTACAACCTCTCAAACCCCACAACCGGCGGAAGCGGGAGCGGGCTCACGCTGACCATTCAGGTGACTGCTGGTGCGATCACAATGGCAACAGTCAACAACCCAGGCACTGGCTATACGGACGGGGATACCGTCACCGTGACGGGGGGCTCTGGGACCGGACAGGTCACCATCGGAGTGACAGGCGGTCTCGAGCTCACTGACGACGCATCAGGCGCGTTTACAGGGGGAGCCCAGTCGGCTGACACTTTCATCTCGGGGTATCAGGGGCATTGGGTGTACATTATCGGCAAGAAGTTTCTGACCTAGTCAGGGGGAAGGCATGGCGTCTGAGTTGAAAGCAAGCCCAGTCCAGAAGAAATATGGCGACAAGTCGGCGTTTCTCGCGTCTTTGAATCCGCTCACTCAAGAGGTTCAACAGCGCGAAGAGATGAAGGCTGCCAATGAAGCCCTCATCTCGGCTGCGAAGAAGGACCAGGCGCGGAGGGAGGGCATTCTCCAGCAGGCTCAGACTGCAGGCAGGCGTCAGGCTGCGGAAGGGATGCTGCAGGCTACGAGAGGCATGGAGGTGGGCACGGGCGCTGCTGCCGCCATGGGGCGGCAGGCTGCGGCAGACACTCTGATGCAGGAGCAGCAGATGGCGGCGGCCAGGGCGGCAGAGTCGCCTGAGTTTGACATGGCGCAACTCCAGGCAGATGTCCTCGCAAAGGCGCAGGCCATGGGCACGTCCATGACAGACCGCGTCGGCAAGATGACCTCCTACGCCGAGATCATCAACTCCTACGAAAAGGGCGCTGCGCGCGATGAGGCGATCAAGTCTCTCCTAGCGCTGGAGGCGGGGCAGGCAAGCCCAGACTGGTGGGTGATTGACCAACTCAACCAGCAATTGACATCGCCCATGTACGAGTACCACGTTCCCTCAGAGGCTGGGACGGGGACGGTGGGCGAGTGGTATCAGAATGAACATGGCCAATGGGTCAAGCATATGCCACCCGAAGGCGATCTCCCCCTTAAGCAAGTTCAAGTCCACACTGGAGAGGGGCCCCCTCCAGGGGCTCTCCCTGCAGGCCAGACTGGGCAGTGGGTCCACATTGGCAACGGGTGGTGGCAGCGGACGACGATGGGCGAGGGGGGTTCTCCATCCACCGAGACTGTATATAGCCCAGGCGGACCTCCGGGCGCATGAGAGGTATAGATGGCACGCATTAGACCAGGGACAATGCCTGTGCGCCTTCCGGGCGTGGCTCAGGTCATTCAGCAGGTATCGCCTCAAAGGTGGACGCCCAATCAGGTTGAAGTCATGCAGGAGGCAGAGCGGATCCGCAAACGCCAAGAGGCGGGCGAGTCCGTTGACCCCCGTGACATCATGGCGTGGGCGCAGCTCGCACAGTTTGTCCTGAAGGACGACACCCTTGTTGGCGGCTTGGTCAACATGTTGAGCCGGAAGTCCAGGGAGTCTGCCGTCAAGAAGAGGGCCGAGCGCAGAGAGCAACTTAGCGCACTCCCTGCCCCCCAGTTTGAGACGTATGGGCAACAGGGAGCGGCAGTTTCCCCCGGACGCCCGCCCCTTCCTCCGATACGCCTAGGAGAGCCCGCGCCAGAGCCCTGGACAAGCATGGTGCCGCCTCCTCCCGCGCCCGCTCCTGCGCCCGCTCCTGCGCCCATCGTCGAGGAGCAGGTTACCGAGACGGTTGCCGAGGCCCCTGCCCCCGCGCAAGACGCTCCAGCCCAGCCAATCACTCGGCAGCAGGTCTACCAAGATCTGCTCAGGGAGGAGGCAGAGCAGCGCAAGTCCGAGCTCGCAAACATCGAGAAGGTGGTGCGCGAGCGTGAGCTTACGGTGTCTGACCTGTACGGATTGGCCGCCACAGCCAAGAGCCCTGAGGTGGTGCGCACCCTGATGGCGATGGTGCCCAAGGTGGTGGAGCAGGACCCCGCCTATGCGCCGCGTAGCTTGGCAGAGCTTCTGTTCGGCGGCACTGACAAGACTCAGCAGATCAGCAAGGAACTCATCAGCCTGTGGGGCCAATCGCAGAAGGCGCGGCGCGGCGACGACTACACCAGGCGAGTGGAGCGCATGACGAAGGCGGAAGAGCGTCTGCGGCGTTTGCCAAGCAGGGTGGAAGAGGCTGAGGCCGGAGCCGAGCAAAAGCGCGCCGGGGCTGCGCTGAAAGGCGAGCAAGCGACCGACCTTCGCGAGAGGCGTCCCGCTCGGATCGACCTCGACGTGGCTCGCGCCGAGCACCTGAGGGCAATGGCAGAGTGGCGAAAGACTCTCAGCACCAAAGAGAAGAGACGGTGGAGCAGGTGGCTCAAAGGGAAGCCAAAGACCAAGGGACTAAGCGAAGAAGCAAAGACCGAGGTCGCCGCGTACGCTCAGTGGCTTGATGCCGTCACGTCTGGGAGGCCTGTCCCAGAAAAGAACCCGTACAGGGCGTTTGGCAAGGACGACATGACAACCGTGCATCAAAAGGTGGTGGCAATTGTCGTTGCGCCGCTCGCTGGCAAGACGGGTATTCACGACGACGTCGCCATGATGATCAAGAACATGGAGGCGCGTGCGAAGAAGAAGGCTGCGGGAAGCGCTGCAGCTGAGACGCCAGAAGAGAAGTCGTGGTGGAAGAAGATCAAATACTGGACGGGGAAGTACAACGAAGCCAAGAAGTCCTATGATGGCCTGTCTCTGGTTGGCAAAGAAGAGAAGGGCGCTGCCTATGTGGCAGATATGAGCAAGGCCAAGAACATGATCAACGTGCTTGAGAAGAAGCTTGGCCTGGACAAGACGGAGATGTTCGTGCCCAGAACAGGCACCCCCGCAACAGGCACTACCGGTGGCGGCGGCACAGATGCCAAAAAGATGGGCTGGTAATGCCTAGCATCCTTGAATACGGGAAGTTCCTTCAGAGCAAGGGCTACTCTCTGGAGGACGGGCGCGAGCGCATCCTGTATTTGACTGGCGTGGACATCATGGGCAGCGGCGCTGACCTGTCTCGGCAGATCCCAACTGACGAGCTCCTGAATGCGTCGATCGCATTCGGGGACGACATCGTGGCGGGGGAGTTCGCGGCAGCAAGCAGGAGAGATCAGCAGCGCCAGCCCCAACTGCCCCCTTCGCCGTTCCAAAGATCATTGACCCAGGAAGACCTCCAGTCGGTCCAGCAGTTGATGGAGGCCTCCCCTCCACCCACCGGGGAGCAGCAAAGGGAGTACACTCTGCGATCCCTTGGCGCTCCTGGACTGCCTGCCGTTGGCAGGACATCTCCAGGAGGCGTGTCCCCCGTAGAGACTATCGACATCACAGAAGCCGAGTCGCTGGGTGTTATGCACGCGGATCCCCGTGAGCGCGAAGGCATGGCGTGGCGCGAGTCAGAGCGAAGGCGCAAGGACGAGGAAGCACGCCAGAAGGAAGCCGCAGCCCTAATAGACCCGGACCCCTTCAAGCTCCCCGTCCGCAAAGAGGGGGTCATCGGCGCTGCCACCCGCAGCGCAGGAGAGATGGCTGACTACATCAAGCGGGGACTCGATGTAGAACTGGCCAAGGAAGAGGGGCTGGTCAGAGACCCTGTCCAGGGGCGACACGTCGCAGAGGGGGAGCTTGCCCCCGGTCCAACTACGGTGCGCGAGGTGGACGGCAAAGAGCTTATCGCCTACGACCCTGCCGTAGACTTGGCCCAGCAATACGCGAGAGGGGAGGCTCTCCCGCCTGAGGGAATGAAGGCGAGAGACGCTGTGATTGCAGCGGCGAAGGGCATTATCCCGACACCTGACCTGACCGACGACTTCGCTGGGTGGGCCGGCCTCGCGGCAGGGAGGATGGTCTGGGGTGCCGTGGGAGCGGGGCGGGCCACAGGTGAATGGCTCGAAGACAAACAAGATGCGATCACAAGAGCCCACTCCTGGGAACTGTACCGGAAAGCGCAGCAGGCCAGGGAGAGGGGGGACAAGACCTTCGTCGTCTACGTTCCGATGGTGGGTGGCGTGGAAGGGCAGCCCAAGGCAATCACGTACCAAGTAGATGACTTCGCCAGGCCAGAGGTGAAGGAGGCAGAGGACAGGGCTCGCCTTGAGTCGAGAGCAGACGTCGTGCTCAAGGAGCTCGAAAGCCAAAGGGAGCACCTCAACAAGCTACTTGAGGATGATCCCGACTTTGCGTCGATGTATACGGCGAACCTCTGGAAGCAGAACGTCATCGATCTGATCAACGGCCTTGGTCAGTTCATTGTCTATGGGTCTGGCGCGTACCCCATGAGCCGAGGAGAGCAACAGGCTCGGGGGTTTATTGACAACTTCATGGCGTCAAGGGCTGCGTCTGACGCCTTTGGGGCGAACATCCCGCCGGCCATTATGGCGTCCTACGCAGCGCTAATCACCGACCTTCCAGCAAAGCTCCAGGCAGAGGGGCCCACTGTGATCCTCGATGCGCTCGCCTTTGGCAAAGCGCTCAAGGCTGGCGCTCTGGCGAGCGGTGCCAAGATGCCTGCCCCATTGAACCAGATGCTGGATCAACTCGACGAGATAGCAGCTCCACTCATCGAGCGCATAAAGTCCAGCGCTGCGGCGGATAAGTACGACACGGTTCGTCGCAACATCGCAGCCTCCGAGTCGAACATCAGCAAGAACGCAGAGGCACTGGCAGACGCCACCATCAATGAGGCCAACGCCAGGCAGAACATTGTGCAGAACGCAGTGGAGGCCCTGATCCCCACCATCCTGGATGGGGAGATCAGCCTAGGCCCGCGTGCTGCCCCTGTGGCTACTGTGCGAAACGTGCAGTTCTCCCAGCGCAAGGGGGGAACAGAGTCCCTGCGTGACATCGAGATCCTCCCTGAAGAGAAAGACTTCTTTGAGGCTGAGAAGATCAGGGCGTTCAACGACCGCATGCAGCAGCGCGGCTTGAGCAGGCGCGTGGACCTCGAAGAGCCAATGACGGTGGAGCTTCCCACTGGGCTCAGGAAAGGCTCAGACGAGTTCAGAGTGCCAAAGAAGCCCAAGACCTTTGAGCTGGACACGCCAGAGCAGGTGGCAGCATGGGAAGAGGCTCTGGAGATTGCGCTGCCTAAGCTTGTTGCCGCAAGGAAGAAGAGCAGAGGAAGCGCTAAGGCAGTCGCCAGGGAGATGAACAAACTCACCAGAACGCTCACCGAGATTGGCGAGAAGCGTGGCTCGCTCAGGCCCATGGCCCCAGAGGTGGTCGAGGCGCAGATGAGGCGTGCTGCCCTAGAAGAGGCTGCGGTGTCTGTTGCTTCGCGTAGATCTCCATGGGGCGTATACAAGGGAGAGCGCGCACCCATTGAGACGAGGGTGTGGACCGAGAAGGTCACGATCACACAGCGCCCTGAGGGGGGAGCCCCGGACGTTGCCGCGCGCCCAACCATGATGATGGGGGAAGAGCAGGCCTACATGGCCAACATGCGCAAGCGCATGAATGACGGAGAGCACCCAGACGAGTTGATGGAGGAACTCCAGAGGAAGAAGAAGACGGGGCCATACCGTACTCATGAGCTCGCCGGAACACCTCCAGACTACAGGGTGACCCCTCGCCTCGACATGGGGGAGAAGGGTCGGGCTGAGATTCAAGCGCTGGCTGATCGAGTGACCGGAGGTGGCGACGAGGCGGAGAGGTTTATCAACGACCTAGAGGTCAACATCGCACGGAGCATGGACGATGGGATCCCCGAGATCCTCCGCTCCAAGAAGTTCCGGCAGGAAGCGGCGCGAGACATCGTTGAGATCTACGTGCGCCGCCTAAAGGAGAGGGGCGAGGGGATGTCCCGCCGGCAGAGAGCGCTCACCCGAGACAAGATTGAGCGGCAGATTGAAGAGAAGCAGGCCCCGGTTGTGCCAGAGTCTGGCAAGCCTGGCGACATCGTCCCGTTGAACATCGACTTTGAGTTCAGGGATTCAAAGGGCAACGTCGTTGCAAACGTCAACCTCCTCAACGAGATCTCGAAGCGACTGCTCGCGGGGGATACGGGCAAGAAGATCTTCGCCGACTCGGTGGCCCAGACCGCTCGCCGAGCTGCATACCGCAGATCGCAGAAGAGCGCTCAGAAGGTCTTCGTTGACGAGAAGAACAAGGGGGCCGACAAGCGGTGGACATCCTACAACGCTGGTGGGGTGGACAAGATCAGCGCATACACGGAACTTCTGCGCACCCTCCACACGTACCTCGACACCGGCAGCATGCCTGCCATTTTGCGCAATGAGCCGGGAGA